TGATATTTGAACAGGAACCATTGGTTCCTTGTAAGCGCCTATTTTTGGTGTATTATCCCCGTATAGTCGGCAGAAAATGCAGGCAGAGTGTTTAAACCTTGTGCCCATGTTGCAGGGCTTTGTTTTTGGTGGCTCGGTATGGCAAGACTTACCGATAAGCAGCGAGAAGAAATACTCGCAGAATTCCACATCGGGAAATCACAAAACGAACTGGCAAAACAGTTCAAGGTTTCACCCGCAACGATCAACAAGATATGCAAAGGCTTGGAGCCAAAGCACGTTGACAAAGTGAATACCTTAACCCGCATCAAAACAGACTTAGCGGGTGAAAGTGAATGCCAAGTGAATGCCATTCACCGAGAGGTGGATGAGCGCACGAAGCATATCCAGTTCTTCAATAGTGTGGCTGTAAAGAACGTGCAGGAATCAATGGCTCACCCTTGCGAGAATCAGAACGATTTTCGAGCAAGAGCGCAGACCATCCGGGAAGCAAAGGAAGTTGTTCTCGGCAAATCTCCCGACACGGCAATTCAGATCAACAGCAGCACCGGCTCAATCCAGTCGCGAGAAGAGTTCCGCGCCATTGCTGAGGATTTGATTAACAGGGTTTGACCATGCAGGAATACACCGCGAGCGAAAAAGACGCGGCTTCGATTCTTGCGGAAGCCGACCTGTACTTTTTTAGCCGCTGGATGTTTCAACAGCGTCGCGGCTATAAGTGGATTCGCGCAGATCATCACCAGATCATCTGTGACGCGCTCATGCGGGTTTTCCGTGGCGACTCAAAGCGCCTGATTATCAACATCCCGCCGCGCTACTCAAAAACAGAACTGGCCGTGGTTAACTTCATGGCGTGGTCGCTGGGCAAGGCGCCAGATGCAGAATTTATCCATACGAGCTATTCGGCGCGACTCGCCGCCAATAACGCATGGCAGACGCGAGAGCTAACGCAGCATCCGGACTATCAGGCTGTTTTTCCGTATGTTCAGTTGCGCGGGGACAGCAAAGCCAAGGATGAATGGCGAACCACTGACGGCGGCATTGTCTACGCGGTCGGATCAGGTGGCACGATCACCGGCTACGGGGCTGGCAAGCATCGTGATGGGTTTGGCGGGTGCATCCTGATCGATGACCCACACAAAGCCGACGAAGCCCGTAGCGACGTGATGCGCGGCAACGTGATCGAGTGGTTCCAGAACACACTCGAAAGCCGGAAGAACTCGCCCGATACGCCGATCATCCTAATCATGCAGCGATTGCACGAGGATGATTTAAGCGGCTGGCTACTCAAAGGCGGTAACGGAGAACACTGGGATCATATCTGCCTGCCTGCCTTGCGAGATGACGGGACGGCACTGTGGTCAGACAAGCATTCATCCGACGAATTGCGGCGAATGCAGGATGCGAGCCCTTATACGTTCGCAGGGCAGTACCAGCAGCGGCCATCCCCAGCAGAGGGCGGCATCATCAAGCCAGACAACCTGGTGACGATTGATGCGCTACCGCATGGGCATATCACATGGATGCGCGGCTGGGACTTGGCATCAACCACCGACGGCGACTGGACGGCAGGCGCGAAGATCGGCAAGTTGCCCGATGGCCGCTTTGTCATTGCCGACATGGTGCGAATCAGAACAGGGCCGGATGAGCGCGACAACGCGATATTGAATACCGCTCGACGTGATGGCGCTTTATGCCCGTTGAGCATCCCGCAAGACCCCGGTCAAGCCGGCAAAACACAGGTCTTATACCTCACCCGCCAATTCGCGGGTTTTCGCGTTCGATCATCGCCGGAATCGGGCGACAAGGTGACGCGTGCAGAGCCATTGGCTGCACAGATCAATGCGGGCAACGTCATGTTGTTGCGCGGCGAGTGGAACGACAAGTTGATCGACGAAATGCGGATGTTTCCGAACGGCTCATTCGATGACCAGATCGACGCACTCAGCCGGGCGTTTAGTGAGTTGATATCGGCGCACGATTCGGCAAAAGTCCAAGGACTCAGAATATGAAAAAGAACCCGATCAACATCAAGAAGTCGCACGAAGGAAGCCTCCGAGCCGCTCTTGGTGTTCCCGCTGGAAAGAACATTCCGGCAAAGACGCTGGAGCATGCCGCGCACTCGCAAAGCCCTACGCTGCGTAAAGAGGCTCAATTCGCTATCAACGCCCGCAAGTGGAATAAATAATCGTGGCTGACGCTTCCGTTCGCGCACCATCGGCGGCTATTGACGCGCAATCCGGCAACTGGCCGATGATTTCCGCGCTGATGGACGGAACCGGCGCAATGCGCAAGGCTGGCAAAGCATTCCTGCCCCAGTGGCCGAACGAGGATGCGGACAGCTACAAGGCGCGACTGTCACAAGCCACGCTCCACGCTGTTTTCAAGCGAACGGTAATCATCAACGCAGCGCGGCCATTCTCTCGTGCAATCAGCATAGGTGAGGAAACGCCGCCCGCTGTTTCCGACCTGCTTGATGACGTGGATTTGCAGGATTCAAGCATGGCTGCATTCGCCTCCCAGTTGATGGAGGATTGCCTGTCATTCGGTATGACTGGCGTTCTGGTCGATTATCCGCAGGCGGGTGGCGTCAAGACCAAGGCTGACGAATTAGCCGCGGGTATTCGCCCGTACCTGACCAGATACCCGGCAACAACGATCCTTGGCTGGAAACTCAAGGGTAAGGATTTGGTGCAATTGCGCTTGCTTGAGTCCGTTGATGTCAATGACGGGGAATACGGCACAAAACCTGTTGAACAGGTGCGCGTTTTAACGCCAGGCGCATGGCAAACATACCAGCAAGACCCACAAAACGCGGACGTTTGGAACATGACCGGCGAAGGCAGTACGACGCTGAACTTTATTCCGTTCGTGTTTTTTTACGGTACGCGTAAAGGATTTGGTGTTGGTTCGTCGCCATTACTTGATCTGGCCTATCAGAACATAGAGCACTATCAGAGCGCAAGTGACCAGCAGAACATTCTGCATATTGCGCGTGTGCCCATCCTGTTTGCGCAGGGTTTGGGTGATACGAACATCACCATCGGCGCGAGTTCGGCAACATCGACCGAAAATCCAGACGCCAAATTGTCGTTTGTCGAGCACGGCGGTCAATCCATCGCCGCCGGCCGTCAGTCGCTGCTTGATCTAGAAGATCGGATGCGGGCAACTGGAGCGGAATTGATCGCGCAGAAACCGGCACATGTCACGGCAACGCAAGTTAGCACCGAGGCAGAAGCATCTCAGAGCATCTTGCAGCAGATCGTCGAAGTGTTCGAGGAATCACTGGAAAAATGCCTGAACTACATGGCGGCATGGATTGGTCAGCCGCAAACAGCCGAGGTCGAGATTTACAAAGACTTTAGCGCAGTCACCGGCAGTGATCCTCAGGCGCTTGTTTCAGCTCAATCTGCTGGGGCAATCTCCAAGCAGACCCTGTTCGATGAATTGAAACGCCGCGACGTGATTGCATCAGACCGCGACTGGCAGAACGAAACACAATTGATCGCAGCAGAGCAGGCTGGGGTAAAACAAGGCCCTCCTGATCCCGCAGCAGTCAACACCGAGTAACCACAAGCCCCTTAGCCGGGGCTTTTTTTATGCCTGATGCTCGGATGGGCTAGGGCGCAATCGTGCCGGATGGCGCAAAGCAAAGGTTGGATGACCATGAAACTGAAGATGATCGAAATCGAAGGCAAACAATACGCCGAATTGGTAGACGGAAAGCCTGTTTACGTCCACGACGATGGCAAGGAATCGCCCTTTGATGCCCCTGGCACAGTGCAGACCATCACACGCTTGAATGGTGAGGCCAAATCTCACCGCGAACGTGCGGAAACCGCTGAAAAGGCCATGAAAGCATTCGAAGGGATCACGGACGCCGACTCAGCACGCAAAGCACTGGAAACAGTCAAAAACCTTGACGCTAAAAAGCTCGTGGATGCGGGCGAAATCGAAAAGGTGCGCGCCGAAGCAATCAAGGCAGTCGAGGACAAGTACTCACCCATCGTTCAGGAGCGTGACTCGCTGAAAAATGCCCTTGTATCTGAAAAGGTAGGCGGCAGCTTTGCCCGATCCAAGTTGATCGCGGAAAAACTCGCCATTCCTGCTGATTTGGTGCAAGCGCGTTTCGGTGATCGCTTCAAGCTCGAAGGCGATTCGGTTGTGGCGTTTGACCAATCCGGCAACAAGCTCTTCAGCCGCGCCAATCCAGGCGAAGTTGCAGGCTTTGACGAAGCTCTAGAAATCATCATCGAACAGTACCCGTACCGGGATCACATCCTGAAAAGCTCCGGCGCTTCTGGCTCCGGCGCTCAAGGCGGTGGTTCCAGTAATTCAGGATCAAAACAAGTGAATCGATCCACCTTTGAAAGCATGTCACCTGCTCAGCAGATGGCGCACGTCAAAGGCGGCGGCGAGATCACAGAATAACCTAAAGACCTCAAGCAGAATGCCCGCGAAAGCGGGTTTTTTTACGCCCGCATTTTCTTAAAGGAGCCGCATCATGGCTAATACGTTGACCAGTCTGGTACCAGACATTTATGAATCACTCGATGTCGTTTCCCGCGAACTTTCGGGCTTCGTCCCATCCGTAACCCTTGACGCTCAGGCCGAACGAGCCGCGTTGAATCAATCCATCCGCGTGCCAATCACCCCTGCTGCGGCTGCTGAGAACGTCACCCCTGGCCAGCTGCCACCTGATGACGGCGACCAGATCGTGGGCAATAACCCGCTGTCGATTACCAATTCGATGATGGTGCCATTCCGCTGGACGGGTGAAGAGCAGAAGGGCGTTAATACCGGTCCCGGCTATCAGAACATTCGCCGCAACCAGATTGCCCAGGCAATCCGCACCTTGGTGAATACCGTTGAAACGTCCGTCGCTAATGCCGCCATGTATGCATCGCGTGCATCTGGTGTTGTTTCAGCAGATCCGTTTGCATCAACCCTGACCGACACGGCTCAGGTTCGCAAAATCCTGAGTGATAACGGTGCGCCGTTGTCCGACTTGCAGATGGTTATCAATACCACTGCTGGCGCGAACATGCGGACACTGACCCAGTTGACCAAAGCGAATGAAGCAGCTGACATTTCCCTGCTGCGTCAAGGCGTGTTGCTAGACGTTCACGGCTTCGCAATCCGCGAATCTGCTGGCGTGTTGTCGCACGTTGCTGGCTCCGTTACCGGCGCCGTTACCGGTGCCGCCGCCAAAGGCGCTACCAGCGTCACGCTGACCACTCCATCAGGCGCTGCGGTTGCCCTCTTGGCGGGCGACGTAGTTACCTTCGCTGGCGACACCAACCAGTACGTTGTGGCCGCCCCCGTGACCATCGGCGCGTCTACCACTGGCACAGTGACACTGAATGCACCGGGTCTGCGCTCAACCATCTCTGGCGCTGCCATTACCGTGATCGGCAGTGGTTCATTCAACTTTGGCTTTAGCCGCTCTGCCATCGTTTTGGCGACTCGCGCACCTGCATTGCCGGAAGAGGGTGACATGGCGGCAGATCGGATGCTGATCACCGATCCACGCACCGGCCTGACCTTCGAGTTTGCTATGTACCTGCAATACCGTCGTGTTCGGTACGAAGTATCGCTGGCGTGGGGCTCGGCAAACATCAAGCCTGAGCACTCAGCAATCCTGCTCGGCAAGCCTTGATCCGTAACCGCTGAAATTCCGGTCAATTCTGGCCGGATATGAGGGAATCACTGTGTCTGAATTAATCACTGTCAGCAATGGCGAGCAAAAGCTCCGAATTCTGGATATTCATGAAGCCGAGCACGCCCGTCTTGGTTGGCATCGGATTGAAGATGAGCCAGAAGATTCAACGGACGAAGAAGAGCAGAAACCAGCTCGAAAAACAGCGGCACGAGCCGCTAAATAATCGGGGTCATCATGGCGCTAACAGCAGAACAAACAGCGGGCGTGCGCCGCTTTGCCGGTTATCCGGCATTGGGAACTGACACGCCAGCCGATGATTCACGAGATTTTGCCTACGGTTGGGTATCTCCAGGCGTATGGCAAACCCTTTTCCACCGGCTTGAAAATCTCACGCCGGAAAATGAAACGACGCTGACTACGATCTACCTGACCAACCTGTACACGCTGGAAACGGCGATTGTCGGGGCTGCTGCGAATCTTGATACGGCAGCGGCGGCGGTATGGACTCGAAATCCAACCGAAGTAGCCGACCGCATGAAGCTTTTCGATGATTGGCGGCGGCGTATGTGCGCATTCCTCGGTATTGCGCCCGGCCCATCATTGGGTCGTGGTGGCGTAACTGTGAGTCGTGGATGAACGGCACCACACTCAACGCCAAGATACAGCGCGGTTACGCGATTGCTGCGGGGAAGATCGGTGTTTCTCATGCATGGTATCGGCCATCGTCAGCACTGACACCATTTGCAACACAATTCGGGTCACTGAATGCCGCATTCAACGTGGCTGGATTGTTCGCAAAGCAGACACAGGCAGACCAGATATTCTGGCAGGCAATAGCTGATGGGTCACAACTTGCGATAGGCGATTACCTCGTCGGTCCGCATACATGGTGCATTGTTGGCCTTGAGCCGCTGATGCCGGTCATCGCCATGCGGTGTACTGATACGGTCAGCATTTCGCGCAGCACAGAGGTATTCAGTGCAACGGATGGATTGACGCAAACACTCACTCAGATTGCGGCGGGAATGCCCTGTTACATCCAGTTGAAAAAGGACAAGGGTTACTCGGCCCCGGTTGCGTTCCCCGCTCCGACAAACACAAGCGCGCCTATGCCGGAATGGATCGTATATATCGGCCTTGGCGGCATAACGCCCGACGGATTCATCCAAGAAGGTGACTTGATTCAGGATGAAAACGGCAATCACTGGAAAGTGGACGCTGCTTCTAATTCCACGCTGACATGGCAACTGGCCGTAACTCCATTCAAGCCTAAATCATGATCACAATCGATTCTGTGCAGGCACTGGCCGAACTAGACGCCATGCTCATGCGTATGCACGAGTCCGGCCCATTCCTCGAAGCGGTCGGCGAGCGTGAAGTCGAAGCAGTACAGCATCGAATCCGCGACACGAAAACCGATCCGATCGGTAACGCCTGGGCACCGTGGGCACCATTCACCCGATCAGAGCGCACGCATAAGGGAAATGCCGACCTAGGGCTTCTGCTCGATGAAGGCGACTTGCTGCTGAGCATAGACAAGGCGGTGTTTGGCGAGTCTGTCGAAATTGGCAGCAACTTGGACTATGCCGCCGACCTGCAAAACGGCACCGACCACATGCCAGCGCGTGAATTCCTCGGATGGTCGCCGGAGTCGGTTCCCGTTTACGAAAACCTTTACAAACGCTACATCGAGACAGGTGTTTTATGAAAAAAGTGACCGTACTCCAAGAGCACACGCATGAAGGCGTGACGTTCCCTGCTGGCTCTGAAATCGAGCTGCCAGACGATGCCGCTGATTATCTTCTGAACGCAGAGGGTGATCGCCGCGCGCGTGAAATAAAGGCGATTCAGAAGCGAAAAGAAATTATGGAAGCGCCGTCTGAATGATCGCTGAATGCGCCAAAGACTTGTACGACAAAGTGCAGGCAATTTCTGCGCTTGCCGCATCTGCTGGATTGGCAGTAGGGGGCAAAGAAGGCGACCCTGGCATGACGAAAATCCCGCTTCCCGCTGCGTGGATTCTAGCGCATAACGGCGTGACCACATTGCCGCCGACTGATGGACAAGTGAAGCAAAAGACCACGGCGCAACTGGTTTATGTCGTGATGCTTCACGTCGCGTACATCAGCCAAAGCGATTTGATCAACAATCAACTTCCTTTGCTGCAAGCGATCATCAACAAGGTTCACGGCACTGATTCGCCAACCGGCGAACGATGGGCGTTCAAGGATTACCTGCTAACGCTCGTCAATACCGACCGCCTCGGCTATCGCATCCAGTTCATGACAAATTCCGGCTACTTGTAGCCACCCACTCACCCCTGACACAGACCCGCTTCGGCGGGTTTTTTCATTTCTAGCCGCCATTGAGCGGCTTTTTCTTTGAGGTTCAAAAAATGGCTGCAACAGATAAATCGTATTACGTTGGTCAAGCTAACGTGTCACTGGCCCCGCGCGCATCAGCTGGCGCAATTAATGGCGGTTTTAAGTACACAGGTGATTTGCAAAGCCTGCAAATCAACTTCAAACAGACTTTTGCTGACGTTCAGGAAAACAATACCGGCTACGGATTTCAGGCGCTGCACGCGCCTACCGGCATTACTGCTGATTTGAAACTGGTGCTGTCTGAATGGTCGAGCGCCAACATTCAGAAGAACCTATGGGGCACTGCCCCGGCCCAATCTGCAGGCGGCACTGTCACCGGCGAAACCATCACTGCGTATAACGACACCGACTTCTATCTTGGCGCTTCGCTTTCCGGTGGTATGGCGCTTGGTGTTACCGCCCTTACCCTGACCGCAGGGGCAACCCCTCTCGTACTGAATACAGACTACACGCTAGATGGCAGTTATGGCCGTGTGTCAATCCTGCCTGGTTCTACTGTTGTAACTGCCGGTGCTGGTGTCGCCGTAACTGCCGCATACACCTACGCAACAACAAACGGCAATATCGGCGCGTTTACTGCTGGCCCTGTTGAATACGCATTGCGAGTAGATGCCAAGAACGTGGCAAACCCATTCATCGACAGCTCAAACTCGGCATTCGCAGCCGTTGGCATTCAGGTTTACCGCGTGATGTTCGACGTTGCCAAGGCGCTGGATTTAGTGGGCAAGAAAGATGCACCGCTTGAACTGGATGGCGTGATTCTGGTTGACCCGACCGTTCAATTCATTCCAGGCAATCCTCGCTCTGTCCTCATGAACATCATGAAGGCTTAAGGGGTAATCCATGAGTAACGAAATGGACATCCTGTTCCCAGAAGGGAAAATCCTCACCATCGGCGCCGAAGAAATCACCATCAAGCCGCTGACATTCGGCCAGATCCCGAAAGCATCAAAGATGGTCGCTCCGATCATCAAGGCAATGGCTAAATCCGAGCTTGCTGGCGATTCCGTCATAGACATGGTTGGTAATTGGGTGGATATCCTCGCCATTGGTGGAGATGACCTGATTAACCTGATCGGCTGGGCAATCGGCAAAGATCGCGCATGGTTCGATACGCTGCAAATGGATGACGGCGTTGAACTGGTCAAGTCAGTGATCGAGGTGAATGCCGATTTTTTCACAAAAAAGGTGATGGATCGCCTGAACCTGGGCGCACTGGAAAGCAAGGAAACTGGGGCGACATCATCACCATCCTCGTCAGCGCCGGACACAGCCGAAGAGACATCGACGGCTACACCCTAGGCCAGATACGCCTGTTCGCTGAATCGGCAATCAAAATGCAAAGGCGAGCCACAGCCAATCAGGCCCGCGCCGTCATGCTTGCGATTGCAGGCTCTTTTGGCGAAGACGTGCAACAAACCCTAGAAAAATTGGAAGAATAGGCAAGGATTGCCACTAATTCACAGGTGATATATGTCGGACATGAACGTATCAATGCGGCTGACGCTGAGCGACCTCGCCAGCGGCCCGCTAAAAGAGTTCATGGGGCAGCTCGATGGGCTGTCTGCTAAGATCACCGCTCTCAATACAAAGTTCACATCGTTCTCAACGACAAGCCGCGAGTTCAATGCCAGCAATCAGGCATCAGCAAGCAGCATCACCGGTCTAAATGCCCGCGTAGATGCGCTAATCGCTGGCCTGTCAACGATGACGGCAAAGCTGACCAGTTCAGTAGCCGCAATGGAATCGCTTGCCCCTGCGTCGAATGCGGCGGCTGTCGGGCTGCAAAACACCACACGCTCACTTGATGGTGTAGCAGGAAGCGCAGGGCGTGCGCGTGATTCGATTCGTGGACTTGTTGAAGCGTATGGCGCGCTCAAGATAGCGCAAGGTCTTGGTTCGTCGATTCGCGCTGGTTCTGACTATCAGGCAACGCAAACACGCCTATCGAACCTGAACGTTCCTGGCGCAAACGTTGCTATCAATCAAGCAGCTAATCAAGCAGCGCGCGCCGTGCCGCAAATGAGTCGTGAGCAAACACTCTCGATGGGTATCGACTTAGTGAACGCCACCGGTTCAGTCGAACACGCGGTCTCAATGCTCAAGCCATTCGCGCAAGCCATGTTCAATATGAAGATGGCAATGCCAACCGGCAAGCGCTTGACCGAAAGCGACATGCTCTCGGTTGCCAAGGCGCTAGAACAACGCGGCGTGACGATGGACCCGGCGAAGATGCAAACCGAGCTGGATTATTTCAGCAAGATCATCGCAGCTACACAGGGGCGCGTCGGTCCGCAACAATTGCTCGGCAACATCAACTACTCAAAAGGTGGTCTTGGCCTGACGATGGAGGATAAATTCCTTCCGATCTTTGCGTCATTGATTGAGCGTCAAGGCACCGGCAACGGCGGCCATGGCGGTCAAGTCGGCACGGCGCTCACTTCATTGCAGCAAGCCATCGTCGGTGGCGTCATCAAGCAGTCGGCGTTGATTGACTGGTCAAAAATGGGCCTTCTCGACCCGAACAAGCTCGTTTTCACAAGCACGGGCGCATTAAAAGGCGTTCAGGCTGGTGGCGTTGCCGGTTCGTCGCTGTTCATGAAAAACCCATATGAATGGGTGCAGCAATACCTTGTCCCGGCGTTAAAAAAAGCAGGCGTAAACACGGCAGATGCAACAGCAGTCAACGAACACCTGGCGCACTTGTTTGGCAATCGAAACGCGGCGAACATCGCCTCGATCATGGCAACACAGCAGCCATTGCTGAACAAAGACGCGGCCATCATCAACGAATCGCGCAACAACCAGCAGCAATACGACGCGAACGTCAAAACAGCCAAAGCGAGCTTTATTCAGTTCCACGCTGCGCTGGATAACTTGTCGATTGCGATCGGTACGTCTGTCATTCCCCAGGTCACCAAACTGACAAATGCCATTTCTTCGCTGATTGAGAAAGTGTCCGAATTCTTGCGCGTTCATCCGGCGGTTACCGGCGCACTCACCGAGCTGGCCGCAGCATTTGGCGCGGTCATGGCAATCAAGGCTGCTGCGTGGTTCTTGCGCCTCATTGGCGTGATGGAAAGCCTCGGCGGCGCTACTGGCGTGCTTGCTGCCACCTGGTCGGCGCGACTGGCGGCGATGGGTGCCGTTGCATTGCGCTTTGCTGGAGTGGTCGGGATTGCATTCGGTCTTTATGAAGGGTTGCGTCATCTTCAAGTCGCTGGCGTATCCATGCAGAACACGGTCGAGTCATTGGTTGATGCGCTGATTTCTCAATTCGCTTCATTCTTCCTGTTCCTGTCGTCGGGCTTCGACAAGATTTCAAACGCGATTCACAACACAGTCGCGGATGCCGTCAACGGCGCACAACACGCCGCGCAATTCCTTGGCATTGGTGGCTATGTTCACCCAGGCGCCCCGCAGCAGTGGATGGCAAAAAGCAATTCATCGTCATCGATGACGAAGTGGATCAAGTCATTCCGCGACAACAGGGACAATGCTGGTGTTGATGCACTGATGCCCCACGGTGGCAAGTCGCATGTAATCAGCATGCCAGAAGGCGAACTCGGCGCGGGTGCTGCTGTTGGTTCGGCGTTTAACCCATTCCCGCCAATTCCTGCACATATGTCTGGCTCGCACCTTGGCCGCTCGCGTGTCAATGCGATCCAATCCGAACAGGCGCGCAAGTATCAATCGGCGCTCGACTTCTTGCGCAATTCCCAAGCCAAGAACGATCCGATCCAGCAAATCAAAAACCGTTTTGCTCCGAACATCATGGCGCTGTCATCGGGTGGCCGTGTTGATTTAGCTGCCCAGCTTGAAGGTCTGCAGAATCAGCAAATCGGGAAAGAACACATTGTTCTGGCCCAGAAACACCTTAAAGATTTGCAGTCCGAACTCGCTGATAAGCAAACCCAAAATGCGGCCCTTGTAACTGCGGGCGTTCTCACCCCGGACCAAGCCCAGTCTAAAACCATCGCTGATCAAAAGGCGGCCGCCCCCGGCCTACTTAAGGCGGCCGAGGCTGTGCGCCAGTACCAACTGGCTATGGGGGAATCAACATCGAAGATAGACACGGCGATCATAACATTCCAAGCACTTGGGGATGAGCTTACACAACTACAGCAGAAGATCAGCAACGCAATTCAGGGCGCGTTCTCGACATTCTTCGACCAACTCATGGGCGGCAAAACGTCATGGAAGGACATGGGCAAGAAGTTCGTTGAGAACATCATGAACGGCATCAATAGCGCGGCATCGAAAGACCTATCCAGCCAATTGGTCAGCGCCATATTCGGCAAAGATACCATAGCAGGCCAAGGCTTGCGATCAGTTGGCGGCTCGGGTGGGTTAATGACCGCACTCGGTAACACAATTGGCGGCGGTAAATCCGGTGCCGGAATCGGTTCATTCTTCAGCAATTTAATTGGTGGTGGCGGGTCTGGTGGGTCTGGTGGGGCATCACAAAAAGCCATGCTCGATGCACAATGGGCTGGCAGTCCATCACAAAAAGCCATGCTCGATGCACAATGGGCTGGCAGTCCATCACAAAAAGCCATGCTCGATGCACAATGGGCTGGCAGTCCATCACAACAAGCCATGCTCGATGCCCAATGGGCTGGCAGTGCATCGGCAAGCACCGGTTCATCTTCAAGCGGCTGGATGAGCGCATTAGGCTCAATCGTCGGCTCTGTGATCAGCTCGTTTGCCGTAGGTGCTGACAACATCCCGCACGACATGGTGGCGCAGATTCACAAGGGTGAAATGATTATCCCAGCCGCTGGAGCCGAAGCAATCCGTCAAGGCAAGCTGGGGGGCGGCGGTCATACGGTAAATATGAATATCCATGCTATGGACTCGCAAAGCGTATTGGGCGCGATGGACGGCATTAAGCGCGAATTGGCTGGAATGCTTAACTCGACTAATTCAAACTTGAATCTGGGGTATTGATATGGCGTTTTCTGGTCAGTCATTCCCTACTCTGATATTCGGCAACAAGTTCAAAGATACAAAGATCGAATCGTCTTTGCCTGTTGCTGTATCTGCAAATTCTGGTTACGAATATCGTACACTCCGATTTCGTTATGCTCGTTTGAAATGGACTATTCCGGCGCGCGCATTGACATGGGCGGATAAAGAAACACTGCTTACGTTTTATAACCAGATGGGCGGCTCTCTTAAGTCGTTCCTGTTCACCGATCCAGAGCACAATGCGCTCACGGCTTGCTCATTGGGCGCAGGAACGCAGATAGGCGCACCATCAGCGCCCACGCTTACGGCAACAACTGGAACGCTTGCGGCTGGTACCTACACCTACAAAGTGACGGCCACGAATGCCCAAGGCGAAACAATCGCAAGCACATCGGCATCAATCACGCTGTCGACAACTGGCGGTGTCACGGTTTCATGGCTGGCGGTGCCTGGTGCAACTGGCTACAAGGTTTACGGTCGCAGCGGAACACCTGGGCTGATCGGCTCGGTTACATCGCCAACGATGGCATTCACCGACTCCGGATCAGTCACACCAGGCGCCGCATCACCATCTACCAACACGACAGGAACGCTCACTTATCCGGTGCTGATCCCGATTGCTGGCTTAGCGCATCCGCTCTGGCATATCGACGGTCTGACGGTTTCGTTTTCCGGTTACACATTCTCGACGGCAACAGGCGTACCAACGCTGACATATCCAGTCGGGTCGGCACCCACATATGGCTCAAACGTCACGCTGACCGGCTCGTACAAGCTTTGCGCACGTTTCGACATGAGCATGGCCTATTCGCTGGCAAATGCAGTCAATCCCGACACATCGGCATCTGTGATCGATGCAATCAAACTGATTGAGGTGTTTGAGTGAAAACAATCACCCCGCAACTCCAAGCCGATATTGAAGCCGGTGTTATCTGCACCTTGATGTACATCACCAAAGCAGACGGCGGCTCTCTTTATTTCACTGACAACGACGCGCCAATCACTGTCGAAGGCAATACCTACACGCCAGCCACCGGCTTGACCGGCATGAAGTTGACTATCACCAACAATGCGCAAGTATCGAGCCAAAAAATAGCCGCAGGCTGGGCATTCAATATCAACGAGGCTGATGTGCTCGCAG